CGAAAACGATAATAGCATCTACACTATATTCGCGTCCGGCAAAGTTTGCGGAGTAATACTCCGCACCAAACTCGCCAAATCCGGACGGCGGCTTTTAATCGAGAGCCGCAACTCTGTTACTGTCGTTGTTCGCGTCGGGGAATCGAACCCCGAATGACCTGCCAAGCGCGATTTTTAATTGGGGTTATTTACGGAATGCGTAGTTCCCTTCAATTCTATATTGCGACTTAAAAATATCTGCCCGAAGTACTTCCTCGATAATGGGTGCACTCCCCCATTTATTTAATCTTTTCTGCCAGGCTGACTTTCTTGGTGTTTTGTCAGAATATAAACTATCAATAATAACAACATCGACGCCCTCCATATTCCGGCAGCCCATTATTGCATAATACTTTTTCATTGTTTTACTCCTTAAATTTTGCCCCGTCGTCGGTGGTGGCGTACCGTTGTGTTGTTGTGTTTAACTATTACAAAAATACGAAAAATTCTAATACCCTCCAAATATTTTTTTCGTTTTTTGAAAAAAAGTTTCAAATTGCGAATTTTTTTTCATCCGCGTTATGCGGAAGAAACGTACCGAGTTAAAAACACGCAGGGCGGCACTCAAGGCAGCGCTTCGCAAAGCACAAACCGGACAGAGCGCCGATGAATTGAAAGTGTCTGCTTCTGAATCACTTCTGCGACCTGTAAGGATATACTCGTAATCCCCACCACCTTCTACTATCCGCTGAATCCATTCGCTGCCTAACTTCGCCTTACTTCTCAAAACGGGATTGATTGAAGTAGGGGAAATGCCCCACCCTTCAGCCGCTTTTTTCAAACTGCCATACTTTTCATAAATCCATTTTCTCAATCTTGCTCCTGTCGGGCTGTCGTCGTGTATAGACATAAGAAAAATGAACGGAATATGAAGAAATGGTTAAAAAGTTGAATATATTAAACTTTTTAGGTTTAGGATTTGGTGTATAGTTGAATATATTCTATTTTTGCACTTGTTAGTTTTACACACATTAAATTCACTAACGGAAAGTTACGAAATATGTCTGAAACAGCAACTGCAAATTTGCAACCACGCAGAGTAGGCCGTCCGCCGACGCCTTTTGACAAAAAGGTAAGTAAGTTCAATTTGAACATCACGAACGGTCTGATACGCCGTTTTGAGGCGGCATCTCCGAATTGGGAATCAACCTACACTACATTTGCAGAGTTAGTTATCCGGCGCGGTCTTGACGCTATCCAGCAAGAGGAATTCGACCAAACGCAGGAGCCGTTTTTTTTAGATGGCTCACCGGAACCGCCCAAGACCTACAACGAGTATTCACAATTATTGCAACCATAATTATCATGCCATACTACACCTTACCCAAACTTGCCGCCGACAAGGGTCTGTCGGAAAAATTCCTGCGCGGTTGGGTGGCGAAGGGGTATTTGGTTGCAGACGCTAAATCGGCGGGTGGTCAGGCTCGGTATTCGGAGCGAGCATTTGAGCAGGCGCGTACTCTGTCAATGACCGGCAAACCTGTTTCGGCTGCTAGAAAGAGGCGGCAACGGTGCAAAGCCCTGCCGCTTGCACCAAAGCCGAACGGTTTGCGGGATTATGCGCTCAATCTGGCTAAACAAATCAGGAACGGCAGACGTGCCGGGACTGTTAAGAAAATCGGCGGACGCGCCGCATAATCAAAAGGAGAGAAACAATGCACACAGCCATTGTCAAGAACAATCCGCGTTTTCGCGGACGCAAGGTGTCCGGGACGCTGCCGGAGATGCAGCCGGAAGACCATCACGGCGACATTGCCCTCGAAATTCTGGACGTCGCGTCCGGCATTGACGGGATGAAACAAGTGCTGGTGGCAGCCACAGAACGGGGCTGCTACGCAGGAGCGATTGAGGCATTTCTGTGTAATCTCAAAAAAACAGAAGTAGAACTGGAAGATTTGTACAAAAAAGTCGTGGGCGGGGGGCTCACGCCACAACGTCCGCTCATCAAAGCATTCCCCCTCAAATGCATGCCGGAGCGCATGGCGCACTGGAAGAAAATTATCAGACAACATCGTGAAATCAAAGGAGCAACAGCATGAACATTATCAAAGACGAGCCGCTGAGCGGATGGACAATCTGCGACGACGGGCGTTTGCGGGATGCGGAAGCGGCGGCGGACTATTACGCTCTGGCAGAGATGAAAACCCTGTGGCGGGAAGAGCGCCGCATGAAGCGCGGAACGGCTAAACTTCTTGTGTTTGTTGCATTTGTGCTTATGGCGCTTGCTGTTTCGGCGGGAGGGCTGTAATGTACCAGAAGCAAGGAATGTCGCTGAAAGAAGCGCAAAAGCAGTGGAACAGGACGACGACGCCGAAGGATAGAGGCAAGATAGAGGATTTAGCGGCATGGCTGCGGTTTCACAGTGCAGTTAAGCAGTTGCGGGTAATCGCAGCAGAGGTAGGAATAAAAAGCCCCGACATCGTTCGAGCGGTGGGTGTCAGGGCAGAACTTTCAAAACAATCACACACAAATCTAAGGAAAAAAAAATGCCTGTCAAAATTATTCGCGCAACAGACGCGATAAAAGTAGCAACGCTCAAAGTGTTGCTGTATGGTCAGCCCGGACTTGGCAAGACCTCACTTGCTTTCACATGCAACGCGCCACTGTGTCTGGACTTTGACAAAGGGGCGTACCGCTCCAAACAACGCAAGGACGCTCTCGACATCGGCACATGGTCTGATGTGGTGGAGCTGATGAAATCACCCGCCGCACTCGCACCTTATCAGACGATTATCATAGACACCGTTGGGCGGTGTCTTGATGAAATCACCCGCCATATTTTGGCGGAATCCCCGAAACTCGGCAACCGCAACGGCAACCTTTCCTTGCAGGGCTACGGCGAACTCAAAAGCATATTTCAGTCGTGGATGCGGCAATTGACGTTGTTAGGCAAGGACGTGGTAATGATTTGCCACGATAAAGAGGAAAAAGACGGCGACCGCGTTTTCAAGCGCCCTGACGTGGTGGGTGGTTCGCTCTCGGAAGTGCTGAAGGTGTCAGACCTTATTGGCTACCTGAGCATGAAGAACAACAAGGCAATTCTCGACTTTACGCCGACGGACGATTACGTAGCAAAAGACGCGGCGCGGCTGAAAAGTTTTGCATTGCCGAACTTTGACAAACACCCGAATTTCGGGGCGCAGATGCTTACCAAGGCCAAGGAAGAAATGTCGTCGCTGTCCGGCAAGGTGGCTGCCGCCGCCGACACTATTGAGCAATGGCGCACTGCAATTGACGGCTACACAACACCGGAGGAATGCAATGCCGGACTTGCACAGATGAACAATCTGCCGCCGGAAATCGGCGGACAAGTAAAGGTGCTGCTCAATAATCGCATTACCGTCATTGGCGTTATCTATAATGCCGAGCGCGCACAATTTGAGCGCGAAACGGTAAAACCGGAACCGCCATCACCGCAACCCGCCCCGCCTCAAGCAGCTGTTCAACCTCTGCCGGCCGCACCGAATAAAAACGGTGCGGCGGCTTTTTCCTTCTGAGGTGGCAATGATACGCAAACACCTCAGAATACCCGCTACAAAACTCGAATCCTTCCGGTTGTATCGTACAAAGGAATGGATGACGCACGAGAAGTTTGTGCTTGAACTAAGAGGAGAAGAACAGCCAAGCCCCGCTATGGCTCTCGGCATTGCCTACGATAAAATCATGGAGAAGCCGGAGAAATACCATGAGGGCGATTTATACATTGCAGACGGACTGCGTTTCGACGCTGCAAGCATTGAGGACGCTTTGGATTACACCGAACGCCGGGCTTTCACCCAGTACAAGGCGGTGCGTGAATTTGAAGTCAATGGCATAAGCGTAGAATTGGTCTGCAAGGCGGACGCACTCTACGGGCTTGTTGCATGGGATTACAAAGCACGAACAAAACCGGTCGACCATGAAAAAGCAGACGACTACACAAAGTCGCTGCAATGGAAGGCATATACCGAAGTGTTCGGGCTGCAAAAGTTCGTGTATCTCGTTGCTCACCTGACCGAATCGGGCGGTGTTTGGTTCGTGGAAGAAGTCATGCCGATTACCCTCTATCCTTACGACGGTCTTTGCTCCGAACTGACGGACTACCTGCGGGACTTCGTGCAGTTCATCGAAAACAACCGCCTTGAAATCTATTTCCAACCTAAAAAGAAAGCAGTATGAAAATCTCTCGCATAAAACTCGCAAACATTTTGGGGCATCAAGCCCTCGAAATCACGCCGGGCAAGGTCAACATTGCCAAAGGCAAGAACGGCGCAGGCAAGACATCAATTCTGACGGCAATTCACGCCGCCCTTCGGGGCGGCTCTGCCGCAGAAGCGACGTTGCTACGCAATGGTGAGGCAAAAGGTGAAATCGTGCTTGTCTTGGACGACGGCACAGAAATCACCAAGACCGTAACCGATGAAGGGAGCAAGACCAAGATTACAGGACAATCGAAACCCGCTTCGTTTTTAGATGAGATTCGGGATGTGGTGTCGGTTAATCCGGTGCAGTTCCTGATGGCAGACGACAAAACCCGTGTCCGGCTTTTGCTTGAAACGCTCAATCTGCAATTTACCTCAGAGGAAGTTTCCGCTACGGGCGCGGCTCCACCGGTGCCGGGTAATCTGAATTTAGAGCAGTTGGACGCACTCCGCAAGAACATTTACGACGACCGCACAGGCGTTAACGGGCAGGTCAAGAAGGCAAAGTCAACGGTTGAGCAGTTGCTTCGTTCCCTGCCGGAAGTTCCGGCGGAAGTATCGGCGGAAGCCCTTGCGGAACTGCAAACCAAGCGGGACGGAATGCAAGCCAGGCGGACGCAGTATTTCGCAGAAATCGAGCGAGAGCGTCAAGAAAAAATTGCCGCGGTTCATGCTGAATGCGACGCAAAGAAAACCGAACTGCAAGCGAAGTTCGAGGCAACCTACAACCCGTTATCGGTACAGGTTACGGCAATGCAGATTGCATTGCAGAACTCAGCCGCAAGGGAACAACAAGTCAGCATCATAAAAGCCAATGACAGCGAAGCGGACGCATTGCAGGAAGTGGCGGACGGACTCACGGCAACGCTTACGGCTATTGACCAACTGAAAGAGCGCAAGATGGACAACCTGCCTATCCCGAATCTGCTGATAAAGGACGGCAAGATTTACGTTGACGGCGTGGCGTGGGAACACGTAAACGGAGCGCGTAAGATGGCATTCATTCTATCGGTTGCACGGCTTCGCGCCGGTGCGCTGTCGGTGGTCTGCGTAGATGGTTTGGAGTGTTTGGACGATACCACGTTTGCGTATTTTGAGCAAGCGGCGGCGGCGTACCCCGAACTCCAATTCTTTTGCACCCGTGTAGGAACGGGCGAACTCACGATTTCAACAAATTAACAACAACGCGGGCGGGCTGTACCGAAAAGCGGCGGCGCTGTAAATAATCCGCCGCTCCGATTTACCATGAAAAACTGTATCAAATATGACCTACATAGACCTGATAAATCAATTCCGTCTTTGTAAAAGAGAGACCATTTTTTCAACGGCAGAGATTGCTCTATATTACGAGTTAATCGGTATCTGCAATGAACTCCAATGGAAAAATCCTTTCAGGCAAGGGAATGCTTATCTCTGCGCTTCGCTGGGTATAAGTGAGCCGACCTTTCTTCGGGCGCGGAATAAACTAAAACAGGCGGGTTTGATTGACTACACATCGGCGAGCAAAAAGAACGAACAGACGATTTACACAATAATAGGGTTAAATAATGTTACCCCAAGTGTTACCCCAAGTGTTACCCCAAGTGTTACCCCAAGTGTTACCCCAAGTGTTACCCCAAGTGTTACCCCAAACGTACCACAACAAGTAGACGTAGACAAGACAAGACGAGAAGAAGAAAAAAGTAAACCAAAAAAACCGGTTGAACCCAACATTCCCTTCGAGGAGTTTTGGGAACTCTACGACAAAAAGACCTCTCCGAAGGACAAGTGCGCCCTGCGGTGGGCTGCCCTTACCGACGACGAACGTACTGCCGCTATAGAGCATATCCCCAGCTACAAACGGTCGCAGCCGGACAAGCAGTACCGGAAAGACCCGCTTAGTTACCTGAATCAAAAAGCGTTTGAAAACGAAGTAATTGAACGAACAGGAGGCAACAATCATGCAAACAACAGCACAACTCGCGGCGGCTCTGCTCCCGCAAGGGGCGGCGGAACTATCGCTGACCTTGCCGCAGTCAGTCAGCGGTGGGGACTCCCGGCAACCGTTACTACTGAGCCGCTTAACGGGCAAAGCGGTCATTGACCCGAACGACGCGGCGATGCAATTTCGGGTAGTGCAGGCATTTTGGGCGAAACTTCAACGTCCCGACGTGTTAGAGCCGGACAGTCCGTACCGTCCTTTGGCGCGTCAGGTATTGGAGCAGGCGGCTGAACTGCAATGGACAGCCGAAGACCTTGAAGCGGGATGCAAGCGGTTTCAGGCGGCGGAGCAATTCGGGGACAGAATTGAAATCGCAAAGTTTTTCAAGCAATCCGCCGAAACACTGCAACCGTATTCGTGGGTGATGGAGCAGATACATTCCGGCAATGCCGTGTTTGCGAATTTCGATGCTTACGACGTGCCGGGACACTCCAAACCGCTTTGGCGGCTGCATGACGGACGGAGGTTAGAAGGGCTGACGCTTGCTGTGTGGCAGGGGCAATCGGTGAAACCCGTCGAATACCCGAAGCAGCCGGAGCGTTTATTGCCGCCGGAAGGTTTGAAGGATTACGCCGCTGTGTCCGCCGAGAATCTGCGCCTGAAATCCGAAAACGCCGAGTTGAAACGCCTGCTTGCCGCCGAAAAAGAAATCACTGCTTTTCACCAACGGCGCATTGACATCAAGGAGCAGGTGCGTGCGGGCTATGGAGGAGAAATGGGCGAAGGAGGAGGCAGCACACAGCAGCCCGACGCGGACGAACAATACCCCGACAGTGCCACTTTTTGATAAACAAAAATATTTAATGATTTATTAATAATTTTGTAATTTCGGCGAAATTATTTACACACATGGCACAACAAGCGATGCCCGCACCTGACCCGAATCCGCTTGAACTCAAGGTTGTTCAAGGCGCAGACTTCAAAGAGGCTTGGGTTTTCCCCTTCGCGGTTGCGGGGGTGACGTTCAAGGCGCAAGTGCGAGACCCGTTCAGCAACAACGCGTTAGTTGCTGAAATGGATTTTGAACCGGACGGGGTTGATGATTATCGTGTATTCATGTCGCTTCCGCATACAGTTACAGCCGCGCTCGCTGTGCGTCAGTATCAATTCGACCTACAGCTCGAATCTGGGGGCGAGCGGTCAGTGGTGGCTCAGGGCACGTTTGAAGTCGAGGACGGAGCGACCGAATGGGGGTAAGCGATGGCACCAAATATTGAGATTACGAGAGAACAGTTTGTGGTGACCCGGCGACCGACAGAGTTCGTTGTAACGCGGGAACAGAAGGTTTACCAGGTTGTCATCCAGCGCGGTGTGCATGTGAATAACATTATCGCCGACGACACGACCTACGCGCATTCTCAACCTGTTGCGGCAACGACATGGGTAATAAACCACAACCTCAACAAATACCCAAGCGTTACTGTCATCGACAGCGCGGGGGAATTTCACATAACAAACATCACGTATATCAACGCCAATACGCTGCACTTGATATTCGCGGCGGCAATAGGCGGCACGGCATACATCAACTAAGGAGCTGACATGAAATTCGGCAACAACACTGACCATCAAAAAAACGAGCTGCAGAATGCAGTTATTCACAAACTGTCGTCTGCTCCGAGTTCTCCTGTTGAAGGCCAGATATATTACAACACTACCGACCACACGCTTTATCAGCGTGTAGCGTCTGCATGGCTCGCTCTTGACCCCGCGCAAGTTCCCGCCGGGCATATTCCCCTTGCACAACTGTCGGTGAATCCCCTCGCCCGCGCTAACCATACCGGTACGCAAACGGCTTCTACTGTCAGCGACTTCGATACGCAAGTCCGCACGAGCCGCCTTGACCAGATGACCGCGCCGAGCGCGGCGGTCAGCATGAACAGCCAAAAAATCACCAACCTTGCCACGCCTACCGCCGACAGCGACGCTGCGACAAAAGCTTACGCGGACGCTGTCAGCGCGGGCATCGACGCAAAAGCAAGCGTTCGCGTCGCAACGACAGCGAACATCACCTTGAGCGGGACGCAAACGATAGACGGCGTTTCAATAGTTGCCGGAGACCGCGTGCTTGTTAAAAATCAAACCACCGCGTCGGAGAATGGCATCTATGTTTGTGCGTCCGGCGCGTGGGCGCGGGCTGCCGACTGCGATACTACTGCCGAATATACCACGGCTGCGTTTGTGTTTGTGGAGGAAGGCAGCACGCTCGGTTCAACTCAATGGAAAGTTACGACAACGGGCGCAATTACCGTCGGCACGACCGCGGTAACATGGTCGCAGTGGGGCGCGGGTAATGCCTACACTGCAGGCAACGGTCTGACGCTATCCGGCAACGATTTCAACGTCGGTGCGGGAACGGGAATATCGGTTGCCGCTGATGCTGTTGCGGTAGATACCGCTGTTGTTGTCCGCAAATATGCCGAAACTATCGGCGACACTTCCACGACGCAATTCACGATAACGCATAATTTGGAAACGGAAGACGTTACGGTTGCAGTGCGTTATGCGTCAGGAACAAAAGAAATGATTTTAACCGATTGGCGCACAACGAGTTCAAACGCAATTCGGGTTGATTTTGCTACGGCACCCGCTACAAATGAATTTCGGGTAATTGTACACGCATAATGAATATTAAAGCAGCAATCGTGAATCTCGCCCAGAAAATGGGGCTGAACACCTTCACCAATTCCTCGCCGACAGACGGGGAGTTTTGGTACGACGGCACGGATTTCTGCTTCCGGCGAGGCGGCGTAACATACAAAATTCCGGGCATCGGCAGAGCGGACGTTCAAGTATTCACATCCTCCGGCACATGGAATAAGCCGGCCAACGCGAAGTATTCCCGAATTATCGCTATCGCCCCCGGGGGCGGTGGCGGAAGCGGAAGGAAAAGCGCAGAGAGTAGCGACCGCACGGGCGGTGGCGGCGGTAGCGCAGGACAGATGGTAATTTGTGATATTGCATCGTCGGGATTGGCATCTACTGTCAGCGTAGCGATTGGAGCGGTTGGTTCTGGTGGCGCGGCTGTTACAGCAAACAACACAAACGGCAATCCGGGCGGCGACGGCGGTGATGTAACGTTCGGTAGTTATGTAATTGCGTCGGGTGGCAAGGGCGGCTCGGCTGGCGGAACAGGAACAGCGTCGGGTGGCGCGACGAGAACGAACTACAATGCGTTCAACTCGCAAAACGGCGTTAACGGCGGTCGCGGCGCATCAACTTCCGCCGACGCGACGAGTCCGAATGCGGTTGTAATGCTGCCTGCGCCGGGCGGCGGCGGCGGTTCGCGGAACGCCTCAAATACTGTCCGCGACCCTGCGGCAGGCGGGGCGGTCAATAAAACTGACGGTACGGCGCTATTGGCCGGCGGCACAAGCGGCGGCAATGGCGGCGGCAATCCGGGTAACTCATCGGCAGAGCATTTGGTTGGCAGCGGCGGCGGCGGCGGGCGGGCATCGACATTCTCCGGTATTTGGTATCCCGGTCGCGATGGCGGCAACGGAGCAAATTACGGCGGCGGCGGCGGCGGGGCAGGGATAGGGGTTAACGACCAGTCAAATGGTGGCAAGGGCGGCGACGGCGGAGCGGGGATATGCGTGGTGACAACATATTGTCAGGAGGCATAATGCACAGACACGCATTAGTCAATAAATCTGGCAGGGTAGAAAACGTCATAGTTTGGGACGGGGATACAGACAAATGGCAGCCGCCTGCGGATTGCTCGGCGGTTATATCCGACGCACTTAATATAGGCGATTACGTTGAAGGGTTTGCACCGTCATTAGAGGAATTAGACGCTCTTAAATCTGCGAAAATTATCGCAATCAAATCCGCCGCACAAGAAAAGATTTACGCAATCATTCCGGCATGGAAGCAGAGCAATCTAAATGCTCGTATGAACGAACTCAATATGATTCGTTTCGGTCGGGAATGGACAGCGGATGAACTCGCGCAAATAGCGGTTATGACGGCAATCTGGGAGCAAATCAAAGCAATCCGGGCAGAGAGTTCGGCGGCGGAAAGCGCGGTATATGTCGCTGCGACGATTGAGGAAATCAGTGCGGTACAATTCTAAGGAGCAACACCAGTGCAGCACACACAGCAAGCAAAAGACACGATAGATGCAATAGCGGGGGCGGCTGTGCTGTCCGGCGTAGTGGGTTTTTTTACAGAGTTCAACGCAATTTTCGTAGGAGTTGCTGCTATTTTCGGCGGCGTGTTGTCGGCTATTCGGATACTCAAATACATTCGTTCTTGGTGGAATAACAGAAGGGGTAATGATGAAAGACAAAATTCTGCGCCATAGTACGCTGTGGCTGCTTTTGCTCGGCACGTGGCTGTTGGTAGGAGCAAGCAAGGAAGTAACCCTGCAAACAGCACTGACGGTTGCCACGTTCGAGGGTATTGCATTACTGCTCACCTACATTGTGCTGTATATCCTTTCACCTGTTAAATGGCTAACGGAGTTAGTAGATGAAATCCGAAAACCAGTATTCGAGCGCAACAAAAGCCGTTTCACGGCAGTGCTTACCGTGGTGGTGGTGGTGTTTGCGTCCGTACATATTTTGTGCGGTTTTGTGGTTTGGGGTGTGTATTTCACCCGTTACAGCCCAATACCGTAACGTAATATGGAGCGGTACGGATGAGTTTATTAGAATCGCAAAATCCGAAGTCGGGGTGCGGGAATTGGGTAATAACAGGGGCTTGGTGGAGCGATACCAACGCGCAGCCGGTATACCTGTCGGTAGCCCATATTGCTACGCCGGACTTTACTATTGTTCCATACGAGCCGGAAACAACAGCCCCTTTTTGAAAACAGGACTTGCCTCACTTGGGAGGAGGCATCTGGAAAAGCAAGCGCAAGCAACTACCCTCGCATCTCGGTACGCGCTTATTTTCTGGCAATTCCCCGATAACGCCTTCGGGCATGTAGATTTGCAGATTGAAATCCTGACAGGCGGCTGGTCAAAGTGCATCGGCTTCAACACAGGCGGCGGGGGAAGCGCAAGGGACGGCGGCGGGGTGAATATCGTAGAACGAAACATCAATCACCCTTTGGGGCGTATGAAGTTGAAACAGGTAATAGGATTGATGCAATGACCGACCGCACACAAATAACGGCTATTATCGGATTCTTCCTGGCGCTGTTAGTTGCGTGGCAATTTAGCAGATGTAACAATCATATTGTTGGCGGCAACAATATGATAACGACGGATAGCAGTTTGGCAATTACACAGCCGCAGCCAACAACAGCGCAAACACCCGCAACGCTGTATATTGATACGGGTAGCGTTCAGTACAAAACGGTTTGGCGCACGAAATACCGTGATACCGGAAGTGTCAGGATTGACAGTTTCTTCCGCGATTTGCCGCCGTTTTCCTTGCAGGGCGCTGAGTTTGTAACAGCCAAGAAAGACACGATAACAGCGCAATACCGATACCCTGCAAATCAGTTTGAGTACGAAGCAAGGTATTCCCCAGACACAGTATTGACAATAACAACGCGGGAATACATTGCGCCGAACAAATTGCAGTTCGGGGCGCAAATCGGTGCGGGGATAGCGGTTGGCATTGACGGCATTGTGCGTCCAGCTGCGTTTGTGGGCGTGGGTGTGAATTACAGATTTTGAGACAACAGGCAGCGGGATTCAGCGCGGCGGTCTCATACGCCGTTATCCGGGGGTCGAGTTCCTCTCCCGCAACGAAAGGAGGCTTAATATGTCGGGTTATGACGACATAGCGGACGCATACGTTACGTTCAAGTACAATCGCCCAATTGACAAGGCAGAGGATTACGTCGTGACCGCTATTGTGAACCAACTATCAGCAAGCGACAAGACGATTATTGACGTCGGTTGCGGTGCGGGCAGAATCCTCGACCACATCTACATTCAGCCCGATTCCTACACGGGGCTCGACTCGTCGTTCCGGATGATTGAACACGCCAAGAGAGCCCACCCGAAACACCGCTTCGTACTCGCTGACATCCAGGATGCCGGGCAGCTCCGCAAACTAGGCAAGTACGACGTAGCGATATCCCTTTTTGGTGCTCTTTCGTACTGCCCCGAAACGCCGGTTGCAATCGTTAATATCTACAATATGCTCAAAAACGGCGGGCGTTTCTTCGCCATGCTCTATTCACAGAAATATCAAAAGCGAACATCGTATATCCGTCTGCGGCAAGGCAAGCCCGCGAAACATTATGAAACGTGTGCAGCGCATATTGAATCGGTTTGCAAAAGAGTTGGATTTGTCGATGTACGGATGTTCGGACTCTCGCCTCACTGCGACGGCAGTAAAGACAATTTCAAATTGCTCGCCGAGAAACTTATGCTTTCGGCAATGCTCGACCCTGCAGACGCGGGCTGGTTTTTGTGTGTATCGGGGGAAAAGCCATAATGCCGCAGCGACCATTAGAAAAATCCGTCTTCGATGCAGCACTTGACCGTCTTATTGCTGTGTATTCTGAAGGGCATCGCGTTGTTGTGTCGTTTTCTGCCGGCAAGGATTCGGGCGTGTGCCTCGAACTCTGCATAATCGCGGCGCGACTGACAAATCGGCTGCCCGTCGAAGTTGCCATGCGCGACGAGGAAATTATGTATCCCGGCACATTTGAATACGCCGAACGCTGCGCCGCCCGCCCCGAGATCAAATTTCACTGGCTCATTGCCGGACAGCCTATCGTCAACATATTTAACCGCGAACAGCCCTATTGGTGGGTCTTCGACCCCGATGCAGAGCCGCTTTGGGTGCGCCGTCCGCCCGCGATTGTGTCGGGCATGAAATTCTACGGCAACGAACTCAATCCGCACAGATTACACTACACTATCGAGCGTATCAAATGAGCGAAGACAAAATCGCATATAACACCACGCCGGCGCTGACCGAAGCGGCGGCAAAAACAGCCGTCCGCAAAGGCAAAAAAGCCGTCGAGAAGAACACTGCCAAACTCGAACGGCTTGAAGTAACCTACATTGCTGTTGATAGAATCACGCCGAATACCTACAATCCCAACCGTCAATCGGAGCATGATTCCGAGCTGTTGCTAAAATCCATGAGCGAAGACGGATTTACCCAGCCGGTTGTCGGGGTGATTGACCCGAACAACGCCGCAAACGTCGTTATCGTCGACGGCGAACACCGGTGGCGTGCAGCTCGGACATTGGGCTACGCGGAAATTCCCGTGGTCATAACGCCGATGACCCCCGAACAGGCGCGCATCGCCACACTCCGCCACAACCGCGCACGAGGCAGCGAAGACGTCGAACTCGAGGCGCAAGTTCTGCGGGATTTACAGTCGCTCGGCGCACTTGACCACGCGCAGGATTCGCTCATGCTCGATGATGTGGAATTAAACCGGCTGCTCAACGATTTGAAACCAACCGACGAACTCCCCTCAGACGATTACGGCGAGGCATGGGAACCCGATTCGTTCTACAACGACGATGTCGCTGAGGCATCCACGCAGGCGAGGACAATCCAATCGTATGAGGGCGTCGGCATCGTCACGGCGGCAACCGGCAAGGCAGTCGAAGACATTCGGCAGAGGGAATCAAGATTGAAAGCAGCCCGCACCGAACAGGAACGGCAGACCATAAGAAATGAAAGCAAGATATTCCGCGTGTCGCTGATTTTCTCGGACGACGAGGCGATTGTTGTCGAAAAAGCACTGGGCGACGAGCCGGCAAAAAAACTGTTAGAATTGTGTCAGAAGGTGATCGATGGGTAATTCCGCAGCAAGAACAGTCGTTCCACCCGAGCCATGGGCGCGATTGCCCGGTGAATCCGAGCGGGCTTATGCGTCGTTCTGTACCTACCGCGACGTACCCGTTAAGGTGAGACGGATTGGGAAGTTGTTGGTAGAAGGCAAGTTCGCAAGCGACAGCTGGAACACCGTTCGAAAATGGCGCAAACAATTCGCATGGGACGAGCGTGCTGCGCTGTACGCCGACGAACGAGACCGCGTCGCCCGCGAAGCGATGAAAAGAGAGGAACGTGCAAAATTGGAATTGCAGCTAAAAGATGTTGCCTCGCGCCACGCCAAGACCGCGCAGGTCTATGGTTCGATGTTGGTTAAACTCCACGAGGCGTTTTTCCGGCGGCTCAAATCCGACGAGAAAAACCTGGACGAATTGCCGATGCCGGATTTGCTCCGCTACCTGATTCGAGCCGCGGGAGTGCTGCCCGATATACAGGAAGCCGAGAGGGTCGCGCTCGGCATTCATCCGGTACTGAATGTCGTGCATCGGCTCGACCCGCACAAAGTGGCGCAAATGAGCGATGAGGAATTGTTGCAGGCATACGAGGAGTTGCAGAGTGCATGATGCCGACCACGCACAGGTACGAGGCAAATAAGCGTCTGCTCGAAGCGGAAATGCTTCGGCGGGCTGTCGAACGGCGCGGATTATCGCGGACGGGAGGGCGCGTCGAAGTGCGGATGCCCTACGCCCCGCACGGAACGACGCGCCGGCTGTGGGAATGTACCGGCGTCGAGGTTATGCTCAGCGGTCCGGCCGGCACAGGAAAATCCCGTGCAGTGCTCGAGTTCCTGCACGAGCAATTACAGAGCTATCCCCACAGCCGCGCACTGATTCTGCGGAAAGTACGGGCGTCGCTGACCGAGTCAGGGCTCGTTACGTTTGAGGAAAAAGTGCTGGGCGCATTCAGCCCGCTCGTTTCTGGCGCTGGGCGCGGCGCACGGCAATCGTACCGCTATTCGAACGGCTCGGTATTGGTTGTCGGCGGCATTGACAAGGCGACCAAAATCATGTCCACAGAATACGACGCGATATTTGTGCAGGAGGCAATCGAAATTACCGAGAACGAGTGGGAATTGCTCATCACACGCCTCCGCAACGGCATAATGCCTCGACAATACATCATCGGCGACACAAATCCCGGTTCGCCGATGCACTGGATTAAGCAGCGCAGCAATGCCGGGCGCATGGAAATGATTCAGACGCGGCACGAGGACAACCCGACGCTGTGGGACGAAGAATCGGGCGAATGGACTGACGCAGGCAAACGCTATATTGCGAAGTTGGACAACCTAACGGGCGTTCGCAAGCAGCGTCTCCGGTACGGGCTCTGGGTTCAAGCGGAAGGCGCGGTCTACGAGGATTGGAGCGGACGCCACATCATTGACCCGTTCGCGATTCCGTCCGACTGGCGGCGTTTCCGCGTCGTGGATTTCGGATATACCAATCCGTTTGTGTGCCAATGGTGGGCGATTGACCCCGACGGGCGGATGTACCGCTACCGCGAAATCTATTACAGCAGGCGCATGGTGGAAGACCACGCCGCTGACATCATTCGGCTCTCGGACGGCGAGACGATAGAAACGACCGTCTGCGACCACGATGCCGAGGGGCGGGCGACGTTGGAACGGCATGGCATTCCTACCGTTGCCGCCGAGAAATCGGTCAGCGACGGCATCGAGACCGTCCGCGAACGCCTCCGCATTGCCGGCGACGGCAAGCCGCGGATGATGTTCTTTCGGGGCGTACTCGTCGAACCCGACCATGATTTGCGCGAGGCGAAATTGCCCGTCTGCACCGAGGAGGAATTCGACGGCTACGTATATCAGACCGGCAGCGACGGACGCCCGAACAAAGAGCAGCCCGTCAAAACCAACGACCACGGCATGGATGCCGTGCGGTACGCGGCGAAATACGCCGCAATGCCCAAACGATTATTTAGGGAGTGGTAATATGAAACTACGCGAACGCATTGCGCGATTGCTGTTCGGCGGTGTCATCGAGCGCGCGGCTCAGTCGGCCGCAATGCAACAGTTCGGATTCGTCACCGGCAGCCGCAGAGAAATCCGTCCGCAGTCAGACGCCGCCGCGCTTGCGCTTGCGGGGTATTCCTACCGTTGTATGCAAATCCGCGCCGACGCACTCGCCACAACCGCGTGGCAGGTGTTCGCCGAGCCGCAGCCGGACAAACGCCGTGTCTATCCGAGCGACCACTGGGCACCGGATTTGCTCCGCAACCCGAACCCCTATTACCTCGCTTACGAGATATACTCCGCCATTTGCTACTCGTTGGATATGACCGGCGACGCCTTTCTTTGGACACCCCGCAACGGTGGGAAAATCCCGGCGCAGATATGGCCGCTGCTGACTGAGAGAATCCGCATCGTCCTTGACAAAAACAGCATCGTCCGCGGCTACATCCTCCATGCCGGACACGAGCAATTCCCCATCCCGTCAGAGGATATCGTGCATCTGCGAAATTTCGTGCCGCACAGCCAGGCAAGCATGGTGCAGGGGTTTCCCCTCGTCCGCGCCGCGATTGCCAATTTGCGAATTTCGGCAGAGCAAAAGCGGTTCATTTTCAACTTTTTCGAGACCGACGCCGTGCCGCCGCTCGTCGTTCAGTCCGACAAATCCGTCGGCGACGACGAATACAAACGCCTCAAAGCCCGTTGGAATGAGAAAATGCCGAACCACCTCATCGCGGCAATCCTCGAAAACGGCGCGAAAGTCATGCCCGTAACCGCGCAGGCAGCCGGGACACCCACCGCAGCCCTCACCGCCGAAGCCGGACGCCCCGACACCAACGCCCGCGAACTCTGCGCCGCGTTCGGCGTGCCGATGTCCATGCTTGTAGGCGACTTCCAGAACCGCGCCACCGCAACTGTCGTGCAGCAGAATTTCTACGACATGACCGTCCTGCCCCTTGTGACGGTCATCGGGCAAGCCCTGACGAAACACCTCCGGCGATACGACCCCGCAATCAACGTTGCCGCGGACAAGCGCGATTTCACCGACCCCGAATTTGAAATGAACAAACGCCGCACATTCGGGTTCGTGCCGAACGAAATCCGCGCCGAAGCCGGACTTCCCCCCGTAGAAGGCGGCGATGCCTACCTCGTGCCGGCCGGATTTGTTCCCATTAACCAACTCGGCGAGTCGTTCGTGCCGCCCGCGCCGGAGCAAGCAGCGCCCGGTGCCCTTTCCGTCAAACTTTCCGTCAAACCCTCCGCCGACGAGGAAGCTCGCCGCGTTAAACTCTGGAAGTCCTACGACGGCGTTCGTTCGTCGGGGGAAAAGTCCATCCGCAACGCCGTCGTAGCCACCTTCCGCGATTTAGAAATGGAAGTTCTAAATAACGCCGGGCAAAAATCAATCGGCAAGGAAGCAGGCGCGGAATTCAGCATCTTCGACGAGCAAACGTGGGAGAAAACCCTCGGTGACGCCTGCACACCCGCGTTAAAGAAACTTCTCCGCGACATCGGGCGGCAGGCAACGCAGACCGTCGGCGAAAACTGGGACGATATCGAGACAGATTTTGAACGGATGATAAAAAAACTCCTCGCCGATAACGTGGCTAAAATCAAAGGCAGCGTCGGCACGGTCAAACAAAACCTTACCGAACTCCTCGCCAAAATGGACGGCAAAACCCAGGAGGAAATCGCCGGAGCGATACGTCGGCAGTTCAACATCTTCACCCAGTCCCGCGCCCGCGCCATCGCCCGCACCACCGCCACAAACGCCGCATCAGGAGCGCAAAAAGCTGTGTGGAAAGAGTTCGGGCTGCCCGCCCCGCGCTGGCTCTCGCAGCGTGACGGCAATGTTCGCCCCGACCACATCATCGCCGATGGGCAGCAAGCCGACGAAAACGGGATGTTCGACGTCGGCGGCGAACTCATGCCCCACCCATGCGCCGGGGATATCGCAGAAAACAACGTAAATTGCAGGTGCGGGCTCATGCCGTAATTATTTTTTTTGCGTCGCTATTTTATTAGCGATTTTTCTTGTATATTTGGATGCAACAACAATAAACGCTATGGATACTCCCGCAATACATCTGGATTGGCGCAAACGCTATGGCGGCGACCTCGCACTCGTCGGCGACGGGGCGGGCATCGCCTCGCAGCGAACGGCGGAAATCCTCAAAATAGACTCCCTCGACAACGGCGCAAAGGACGTGATAACCTACGCCATTACCACCGAGGACATTGACCGCGCCAACGACAAGGTTTCCGTCGCCGGCGGGCGTTTGGAGAATTACCAGAGAAATCCGGTGATACTCTGGGCGCACGACCACATCATTCCCGCAATCGGCAACGGCGCAAATCTCCGCGCCGAACCGCCGAAACTCCTCGCCGACGCGGTGTTCCATTCCCTAACGCCCTTTGCCGGGGACGTCGCAAAACTCGCCAAGGCGGGCGTCATCAGAACCGTCAGCATCGGATTTATACCAATCTGCTGGACTGACGAGCAAAAAACCGACAACACGCCCTATCCGACATGGGGCTGGCGCGAGAGTGTTCGCACCTACACCGATTGGGAACTGTTAGAGTTCTCGCTCTGCAATGTTCCGATGAACCCGTACGCGCTGCAAAATTCCGCAGGTCGGCGGCAGGCGACGGAGTTTGGGCATGACCTCCGGCGCGCCCTCGACACCGGAATAATCGCCGCCGACGGCGAATACATGCGGCGTTTCCGCGAATCTCTCCCTACCGACATCTACCGCGATTCGGCTAAAATTGTCGCCGACGCACTGATGCAACAATACATCGTCAGAGACATCATGAACCCAACAACGAAAGAAGAAACGCACCCCGCCCCCGAAGCACTGGTGGAGGATGTCGTTGCTGAAATCTGCGATCGCGTCGAAACGGTCGTATCGGATGCCGTCGCGTCGGTGTTCGCCGAATATCCCGGCGCGATACCCGACCCCGAAGCCCTTGCCTCAGCAATTGGAGCGGCGGCGGCCGACGCGGTGCTGAACGAACTCGCGCCGCCGGAAGCCCCGCCCGAAGAAACCGCAGCCGCGCCCGAAAAAACGCTCAAATACGCGCTGGCGCTTATCGGCAAGGCCGGGCGGAAAATCAGCAAGAAACATCTAGAAATGTTAAAGGAATCCGAAACGTTCCAGCAGAAATCCTTGCGCCACACGCGGGCACTGATTAAAGCTGGCAAAGACGGACTCATAACCGAAGACGAAGCCGAAGCCGCGGCGGAGGGCGCAGCCGCCCAGACGCCGAAGAAATGGCGCATCGCACAACTCGGATAACACAAAAGTTCAACCTATAACGAAAGGCAGCAACTATGGAACCCAACCCGACCGACAAAATGGACATGACCGTCGGCGAATTCAGGCAGGCAATCGCTGACGCTCAGGCGAAAGGTGCCGCCGAATCCCGAAGAAACTTCATTCCGCCAGGCATAGCCGGTGAAGCGAGAACAGTCGAGCGCACCATAGCGCAGAAGCGCGTCAATGCCCTCAAATTTGCCCGATGCGTCCGTGCCCAGGCACTCGGCGAACTCACGAAGCGCAGCACAGTTGACGTGCTCAAAACTTTGCAGCGTCAAGACAAGTCGCCCTACGGCGACGAAGCAATAGCCCTTGTCGAAAAAGCCCCGCAAATCGAAAGCATCCTTGCAGACGGCGGGATTTTCGTCGAAGAAGACATCAGCACCGATTTTATCGACCTGCTGCGCCCGATGACGATAGTTCGTAATGCCGGCGCGACGGTCGTTGATATGCCGAAAGGCAACAAAACGCTCAACAAACGCGCGTCCGCGCCGAATTTCTCCTATATCGGCGAAACCGGCGGAATGTCGAAGGGGAAATATACTTACGCTAGCCTAAAGCTCTCGGCGAAAAAAGCGGCGCTGGCTATTGTCATCTCGAACGACCTTATCCGCGATTCGTCCGGCAAGGCCGACAGCGAGGTTCTTGACCAACTGCTGAAAGACTACGCGCTCGGCGAGGATTCCTCGTTCCTTTTCGGCAGCGGCACAGAGTACGCCCCGAAAGGCCTCGAGAACTGGATTGCATCGGGCAGTAAATTCGGCATCAGCGGCAGCACCTACGCCGCCGCGCTTGCGGATTTGATTAAGGCAATATCCAAAGTCGACACATCAAACGTGGTCATTACCAAAGGCGCGTGGTTCATGCATCCCCGTGTTAAATGGTGGCTAATGGGGCTGGTTGACGGGAACGGCAACGCCGTATTCGGACGCGAAATGCAGGAGCGCAACACCCTCCTGACGTTCCCGTTCTACACAACAACGCAGATCCCGGCAAATCTTGGCGGCGGCGGAAACGAATCAAAGATCTTCTTTGGCAACGCGCCCTCGATGATAATCGGCGACCAGATGCCGATAGAAACCACCGCTGACCCGGGCGCGACATTCACTGACGACGGCGGCTATATAGTTTCGTGCCGCGAGACAGACCAAACGCTCATAACGGCGCTTGCCCGCCACGATTTTGCACTTGAATACGACACCGCGTTCAGCCAAATTACCGGCGTAACGTGGGGAGCGTAATTTATTAGAGAATGGACTTGCAAAAACGGACACATATTAGACCGTGACCTTAATGCTGCAAAGAACATTCTCAAAGAAGGATTAAAAATATATCGTCAGGAACTGGCGATTACAAAGGTGGAGAGTAAATCAGACTTTGGCAACAAAGCAAGCTCTACGAAACCCGAAGCCCATCCCATCGCCTTTGGCGTGGGTGGGTAGTTCACTAACCCTATACAGGACAACGACAATGGAAAAACAGACCAATATCGGTGCCCATTTGCTGCCGAAAATCGGCATAGTCCCGAACGACCGCGCAGCCGGCGCGGTTAACGGCACAGGCTTCGACCGCATCGGCTACAATTCCTGCGTGCTGACCGTGGTGACCGGTGCCATAAGCGGCGGGTCCGACTCGCAAACGGTCGCTGCGAAAATTCAGCATTCGTCCGACGACAGCGCCTACGCCGATTACACCGATCCTTCGACGGGTGCGGCTGCGGCAATTACAACCATCAGCTCGGCAAGCAGTGCCGACTCGGTCGATGTCAATTTAATCGGCGCGAAGAAATACATCCGCGTCGTGCTGACGCCGGCGTTCGTCGGCGGCACAACCCCGAAAATCGGCTGCGGGGCTGTCGTTATTCTCGGCGGTGCCGTAAAGGAACCGGCGTAATTCCAAAACAATTAAGAAACAGCAATGGCAGAGATTAAAATCATCAGATTCACCCGTCCGCATCTGCCGTATCAAACCGGCGAAGTCGCGGGATTCTACCCCGAATTGGCTAGAAATTACGTGGCAAAAGGCGTGGCGGAGGATGTAGAACCTGATGCCCCGGCGGCAGCAGCCGAGCCGGGACCCCCGAAAACGGCGCAAACCAAAACGAAAGCCAAACATGGCGATACTGACACAGTCGCAGGGCTTGACAGCCATTAACAGCGCGAACGGCGACTCGGAGTTTCTCGCCGAACTCTCGCGATGGATTGCCACCGCCCAATCGCTCATCGAGCAACTGCTCGGCGGGCGATTGGAGCAGGGCAGCGTCATTTTAGAGTTCGCCGGTTTCGGCAACAGACGCAAGTATTTGCCGTATCAGGTTGTCAGCGCGATAACGAAGGTCGAATATCGCGACGACGCATTCGCGAATTACGAGGAAATTGCCACAGCAGACTACCGCCTCGTCCAAAATGACGGAGCATATTACTGCGAAACGCGGGATCTTTTCCGCAAGTGGTCGTGGTACCGCATCACCATGACGGCCGGTTGGGCAACCATCCCCGCACCCGTAGTGCAGGTGGCTACGGAAATGCTCTCGGTGATGTATGAGGAGTCGCGCTACGGCAAAAACACACTCGGAATGACAAGCGTTGCAGAAACAGTCGGCGGCATAGCCGTAACGAAAGGATACCGCGACATGCTCCCCCGCTGGCGCGAAATGTTGTCTCCTTTCAGGGTGCCGTCTGTATGACGACACCCGAAGAAATCATCAAGAACGAGCTGCAGCAGCTGCCCGTTGTGCTGCAAGGGTTCGTCGGCAAGCAGTTCGGGCAGCGCGCTCTCTCGTCCGGCTACCGTTCAGGAGCGTCGAAACAGCCGTTTTCGGACGCGACGGCGAGAAACACGGGGGATGTTTTACGCATAGCGTCCGGCCGGCTCTTCAGGTCGCTGGCGCGGAACAACGCCGAGAACATTTACAACCTGAGCATCGCCGGCGGCACGGCGGAGGTCGAATACGGCACAAAAGTCCCTTATGCCGCAATTCACGAATACGGCGGGACGATTGCCGCGAGGTTCGTGGCAAGCCGTGGCAAAATGCACCGGTATTTCTGGGCGAAATTCTACGCAACCGGCGACGAACGATGGAAATTTACGGCGCTGAAAATTGCGCGGCAAGGCGGAGTTAATTTGCCGGCGGTGAATATCAAAGCCCGTCCGTACATCTCGAAAGGGCTCACGGAGTTCGGCGAAAAAGGGCTGCCGGTCATACTCAGCAGAATAACGGCAAAAATTATGGAGAACGCAGTTGGCAATCTCGGCGGCAACTAACCGTGCGGCGTATATCCGCCGCGAACTCTGCCGCGTCCTCGACGAAGTGGGCGGTGTAACGGTCGTCGAAGATTACGACCCGGCGAGCGACAGCACGTACAAGCGCCCGTTCGTCGCCCCGATAGTCGGGATTATCGGCGACGGCGACGGATTATCCGAGCGTTCGGGCGCGTATTCCAACGAAATTCGCACCGCCCTGGCGCACATCGTCGGCACAGCCGAGTGCAAAACCGGTTCCGGTCGGCGCAACAACGACGCCGCTGGCGGAATCGCCGATAGAATCTGTCACGCACTCGCCACTGCGGAATACAACGAATTGGACGGCGATTTTTTCGAGGCGCGAATCATATCGGTCGTGCCGGGCGGCGTGCTGCTGCCGGGCGAAGGGTCGAACGCCTCGTTTTACGTAGAAATTGTGGTCAATTACACGGAAAATTTCAAGCGGTTATGACGAATCCTTCCATTTTGTCGGTCGTTGTCATGTATTGCGACGACGACGCGCAGTACCTTGAAAATTGTCTTGCTTCCACGCCGCGCAGCCACGACGCGGAGGTAATTGTGATGAAAACAGTTCCCGTTCCGGTGAGCCCGGCCGCGCTGCGTGGCGAGCCCGTAATGCTGCGGCAGGCTGGCAACGTAAAGTTCTACGAGTGGGAATACGTCGAAGGGCGGTTTGATTTTGCCGCGGCTCGGAACGTCGCCGCGTCCGTTGCGACAGGCGAATGGATATTCTCCCTCGATTGCGACGAGCGGATGATGACCGAACAGCATTATCACATCATTGAGGGCTGCCGCACGGCGTCTGGCGACATCGGCGGCGTCAAAGTGGCGATGATTTCGTTTGAACGGTCGCACGTGCGCGACGGAATGTCGGTAACGATGAGTTGCCCCGTGCGACTCTTCCGACGGAAGCCGGAAATCCGCTACGAAGGCAACATTCACGAAAGCGTTATAGAATCAATCGTCCGCGCCGGCTACCGCGTCGAACCCGGAGAAATTATCGTCTGGCATCGCGGGTATCAGGATTTGACACCAGAAGCAATCGTAAAAAAAGCGCGGAGAAACATCGAAGTATCCGCCCGCGAACTCGCGGGACTCGGCGCATTCGCCTCCGGCGAGAGGAGGGAGCGTCTAATAGACATTATCGCCGACATGGGGATGCTGCTCGGACGACACACTGACAAGACAATCCCCGAGAAGGCTACGACACACATCGAACCAGCCGCGCCATCGTGCGCGTACAACGGAATTTTCAACTACTAAGCGAAAGGAACCGCACCATGCAACGATCTCCTATCGGCGGCGGCAGTTCCGGGTTTGTCTATCCCATCGGGACGGGGACAGTACTCGGACCATTGCTGCTCAGCCTTAACGAAACGGTAAAAACGACCATCAAAGGACACCCTAAAAAATCGGAATTCGGCGTGTCGCTCGACCAGCGCGTAATGGACGAGAACTACCTCGCGCTCATGGAATCCTACCTGACCGAGTCGTCCGACGAAACGGCGGTCGCCGAATACACGAAGGAAAACAACGTCAAAGAAACCAGCAGCGCAGCCGCGGTAGACGCTGACACGGTGGTTTATACCGGCATCGGCGGCGTTCTTAACGGCAAGCGCGAAGTCGTGGTACTGTTCGGCAAACTCACCGGCGCGACCGGCGACCACGAATGGACTGCCAACACCCACGCAGCCGGCGCGCTCGAATTCAAAGCCATCAAAACCGACAAGCAAATTGTCATCCCGGCGAACGTTTTTGACAGTTCTCTTGTAACCGGCTCGGCGATAACACTGGCCACCGGCGAAAAGGGCGCGATAGTATTTATGACCGCAGTGTAACACATTTTAGTCCCCCATGAACGAAACCACGTTTATCGTCGACGGCGTTACGGTTCGGGTACGCAAGGCCAGCCCGAACCGCATAGCCGCCGTCCGTGAAATCCAAGAGAAAGCGCAGAACGACGACCCCGTAATCCGCGCGGCGCGGGAGAAGATACTAGGCATGACGCGCGAGATGACGCCCGAACAACTCGTAGGGCAAACGCCCGAATCGCTCGGCATACTTGCCATCGCCAAAGGTGTGATTAGTGCCGACGAAGTGTCGGCTGCACGCGTCAAGGCGAATGAAGATATGACGAACACCAAGATATTCCTCGCAGTTGTCGCCGACGCGCCGGCGCATTGGACGCTCGAATATCTTCTCGAGGAAGGCGAACATCTTGCGATGGCCGAGGTCGTCCGCGAGTTTTTTCGTGCAGCTGGAATGTAGCTACCGGCAGATAGACGTAGACCGCAATCTGCCAGTGCGCGGGATGCTCGAAAACGACGAGCGCGGGCAAGAACTCACGTTCGACGAGCTAACCTACCCCGGCAGCGACTACGACATGCGGATGCTCGTTCACACCCTCGCAGACGGGCGGACGACGGACTTCCTCGAACTGTGGAACGCCGACATAGACATCGCCGAATTTTACCGCATTGATGCCCAGCGCGCGCTTGCGGCATATTTCGCGCAGGAAGCGACGAGGCAAAAGTGAGTTTGTGCAAACAGCCCGCTCCCGACGGCATGGAAGCCCGAAAGGGCGGGCGTATTTTTTGCGAATCATGGCAAATCAAACCGTAACAGGCAAAATAACCGTCGATGCCGCCGACGCGTTAAAAAACATCGGCGAGGTCGCCAGGGGATTTATCGCACTGCCGAAGGAAATTGACATTCCTGTCGATGTCGGAGGGCTGAAAGAATCTGTAGCGCAAACGGAAAAATTGCAAGTCGCCGTCGCCGGAGCCGGCGATACGTTCAAGGGCGTTCTGACCGGAATGCTGGCCTCCGGTGCCGGGCTTGCATTGATGGGCGGAATTTTCACGGGAATCAAATCGGCTTTCGGCGGATTGGTCGATGCCTTTAACACCGCCGACACAACCCTGACAAACCTCGAGAACGGTTTTCGACTCGCCGGACTCGCGGGTGACGAACTCTCCGCCGCGATGGACGACACGGAGAAATTCGCCCGCAAACTCGGTGTCGAACTCGGACAGCCCATTGACCGCATCAAGAACCTTTCCGCGCAGGCCGCGGCGCTGGGCGGGGCAACGGGACAGACCAACGAAGACCTAACCAAACTCGCAATCGGCATCGAAGCCGCAACGCAAGGGTCAGTCAAGGGCGAGGCGGCTATCAAACTCTTTACGCGCGGGATCGCCGACCCCGAAAACGCCGAAGCCCTCGACCGCATCACCAGGCAGTTCCCCGCGCTCGGCGCGGAAATTGAGAAAGCCGGAACTGCGCCGGAAAAACTGCAAGCAGGTCTCAAAGCCCTAAGCGGTACATTTACAACCCTCGAAAACGACGCGACCGACGTGTTTGCCCGGCTACAAATACTCGGCGAACAGGCAGGCGAAGTCAATCGGGCGTTCTCGGCGGAACTGTTCGGCGCGGTGGATTTAAGCGTCTTTGCGAACGTTCTCGGCGACGTAAGTTTTGAGGATATGGTCGCTGGGGCAAAGGACTTGGGCAAGACGCTCGGGGCAGGACTTCAAAGCGTCGTGGTCGCCGTTCGGGACGGCGTGCAATTCTTCGCCGAGAACGGCGAAACCATCCGAACAATCCTTACTGGCATCGCTGTTTCTGCCGGAATCGCCGGCGCGGTCATGCTGGGGCAGATGCTGCCCTCGATTGCCGCCACAACAGCCGCGTGGATTGCCGAAGGAATTGCCGCCGCCGCTGCGTGGATTGCTACCACCGGACCGATTGCCCTTGCCGTGGCCGGCATCGTTGCCGTCGGCGCGGGAGTTGCCTACCTCTACACGCAATTTGAAGAGGTGCGAGCGGTCATTGACGGCGCGACCGATGTCCTCGCCGAATGGCTCAGCGCGCTCGCCTCCGTCGGCGAACTCGTTCTGACGGTCGTCGTTACCCCCTTCAAACTCGCGTGGGCGGTCATTCAGCCCGTCGGCGAATCGCTGTTCAGCATCGCCAAAGCCATGCTGGGCTTCGGCTCTTCCGCCGAGTCCGCCGGAGAATCGCTCGGCGTTATCACAACCGTTCTCGACACCGTAAAAACCGCCATTCAATTCGTCAAATCTGGCGTCGAAGGGCTAACAGCCGCCATTGACACGATTGCGGCTGCGGCAACGAATGTCGTAGAAGCGGTTAGCAGTTGGGATTTCGGCGGAGCGTGGGATGCCTTAGTCGGCGGGGCGGAAGAAGCCGGCAAAGCGGCAGTCGGCGCGTTCAACGACTCGCTGACGCAGGACACCTTCGAGGAAGGGCTGAAAAAAGCCGCGAAAGGGCTGGAAAAAGGCCTCGAAATCGAGGCGAAAATCAAGGGCGCAAGCGATGTGGCGGAATTGCAAAAATCCCTCGCCGAGACCCAGTCGAAACTCAAACCTTTAGACCTCAAAATTTCGAGCGGCAAGGCGACCGCTGAAGAAAAAAAGAAATTCGACGAACTCGCCCTCGCCGCCGCCGAAGCGTCGGCAAAAATCAAAGCCGCTGCGCCGGAGGCGGTAACGGGCGTGCGAACTATCGCCGACTCAGCCGGAAACCTCGTCCAAGTATTTGAACTCAACAACGAAAAAGTCGCCGAATTTGCCGCCAAAAATAAAGAGGCGTTCGGACGCGAGGCGCAGGAAAATCAGCAGAAGTACTCGGCGAATCTCACAAAATCCGCCGCGAACCTGGAAGAGCAAAGGAAAAAACTCGCTGACATCAAAATCGCTCTCGATGCAGCCGACGCATCGGGCGACGCCGCCGCCGCTGACAAACTCCGCGTGCAATTCGCCGCACTGAACGAGCAAATACAGACCAATGCCGCCGACCTCAAAAAGGGATTCGAGGACGGCGCTGCCGCCGGACTGCTGACCGCCGAAGCGACCGACAAAGTCGGAACATCGCTCGGCATTGCCGCAGGCGAGGCATCGAGCGTTGCCGCCGCCGTCAAAGCCGCTGCGGATGCCGCCAAAGAAGCCGCTTTCGACGCGGCAAAACTCGGCGAGGAATACGCAAAAGCTGGGGAAGCAGCAAAGAAAGGAATCGCGGCAAGCAAGCAGCAGGCGGCGGGAATTCAGTACGCCGCGCAGGAACTGGCAAAAGGCAAAACCACCCTCGAACAATTCAACAAAGAAGCCGGGACGTCGTTCAAAACCGTCGAAGAAGCCGCATCCGCAGCCGCAGCCCAACGCAAGAAACATCTCGCCGAGCAAACCGCCCAAGAGCGCGAAGCGCGCGCGATCAATCGCATCGGGCAGCAGAACGACAACGAGTTCAAACGCGCCGAAGCCGTCAAAGCCGCTGAAAACGCCCTCGCCGCCGAGCATCGCCGCATCGAGCAAACCCAAAAGGCGAACGAGGACGCAGCCCGCCGCGAAATAGCCGCCGAACTCGCGCTGAATCTGCGCCTGAACGAAATTCGCGCCGAAGCCGAAAGGCGGAAAGCCGAAGCAGCCGAAGGGGCTGCGCGCAAAAAACTTGCAATTCAGAGCCAATTCGACCTCTCGCCGCAGGAAGTCAAAGCGGCGAAGGAAGCCATTGCCAAAATTATCGCCGACCGAGAGGCGAAGGAAGCGGAATTCGCGCAGAAAAAACAAGAACTCATTGGCAAGGCGGCACTGAAAGAATTTGACGAAACGCAAAAAGCCGAAGCGGAAAAATTAAAATTATCGGCGGAATTTGCCCGACGCGCAGCGGAACTCACCGAGAATCGCGCCGCGCTATCTGCGGAGCAGGAAGGGCTGCGTTTGCAGGAATTGCTGTCGGACAGAATCGCCGCGGCGCAAAGGGCGAACGCAGTAGAAGTCGCCGCCGCCGTCGCCAAAAACGCCGGCGTTCTCAAAGCCGAGGCGGAGCTCCGACAAGCGATTGCATCGAACAACGCCGAACTGATTGCCACGACGCAATCCGCCTACGCCGAGGCAAAGCGAATCGCTCTGCAATCCGACCCCGAAGCATTGGCCGCGAGCCGCAAAACCGCCGAAACAATCATCAAAATTCAGGAGGACGGCGCAATTGCCGTCCGGGATTTCGCCATCAGCCAAATCGAGGACACCGCCGAGCGCGAGCGCGAAGTGCGGTTATTGGAACTTGACCGAACCTTCGCCGAAGAGCAGCGAAAAGCGAGAGGCAATCAGCAGATTTTATTTGAAATCACCCGACGCTACCTCGTTCAGAAACACGAACTTGAAACGGCGGCAATCGCGCAACTGCAAAACGTGCAGACCCTCTCGACAGCGTTTCAGAAGGGGCTGCTGGACGGCATAGCCAAAGCCCGGCGGAGTGGCGACACGGAGGAAGTTAGGCAGCGCATCAAATCGAATCAGGACAAACTCGCGGCATTGGAGCAGGGCTTGCTCTCCGGGACAATCGCCGAACAGAAATACGCCGCAGAATCGCAGCGCATCAACGCCGAACTCGAAGCCGCCAAGCGCGAGCAAATGGGACAGACGTTCGATCTTGCGGCAATCGGTATGTCGTCCGTCGCGGCGGTTGCGAAGGCAATGCGCGAGACATATCAGCAGCAAACCGACGCCGCCACCGCGAAATACGCTCAGGCGTTGGACGCACGCAAACTCCTCGCCGACGCCGAAGCCAAAGCCGCAATCGAACTCGAGCGCAAAAAACAACAGGGCATCGTCGCCGAGGTCGAGGCCGCAGAAGCGGAACTTGCCGCCGCCCGCGCGAACCGGCAGAAAAACGAAGAAGAAGCGGGAGCTGCGGTCAGTGCTGTTTATACGAGCGTTGCACTGACAAGCGCCGCCGCGCTCGGCGAAATGCTGGCGTCGGGGCAAAGTGCCGGCAAGGCGATGCTTGCAGTCGCTCTCGACTCGTTAGACTCCCTTGTGCCGATTATTACGGCGCAGATTTTCGGAATAACGGCGGCGTCGCCGGCAAACATCGCCACGCTCGGCACGTGGGGCGCGGTGCAGTTCGCTCTGCTGACAGGATTGTTCAAGGGGTTAGTCGCGCTTGCCCGTAGCGCGGCGGGACTGCGGCTCGGCGGGCAAGTCAAAGACGCCGATGGCATCAAAATTCCCGGTGTCGAAGGGGAATTCTACAAACGGAACGAGGGCGGTGAGGAATTTGTAGTCAATCGCGCCGCCACGCTGCTGAACCTGAAAGGTCTGACCGAAATCAATCGCCGGAACATCACAATTGAGCAGTATGTCATGGAAAACATTCCCGCCGGCAAATTTACCGCGCCGATTCCGCAGATGCCGCCGCCCCTTTCCGGCGGCGCGGACGCGTCGGGCATGAGCGCGAAAATCGAAGCAATGTCGAAGGAAATTACGCGGCTGACCGACGAACTCCGGCGTTCGCAGAAGCGGATTACGGTAAATTCGACGGCAAACGTCAGCGGCAAACTTCGGCTCTCGCGGCGTGATTTAATGGCTGTTATGCAGCGCGAACAGGAAGCGAGGATGTACTAATATGGCATTTTACATTAAAATACTCGGGCACACCGCCGACAACTCCGGCGCGGCCACTGCAAAAGAACTTAAAATTTTGGGGATTCTACCGGTGGCAACGGACGATGCCACGCCGCGCAAGTCTTGGACGGGCAATTACCTACACCGACCCAAACTCCGGTATGTGTTCCGCGTGCGGTTCGAGCCGTTCAAAACAAGCGACGCTGGGTCCCAAAACACCGACGACTGGAACGACCTCGTAACAACGGTGCTGAACAAGCCTTATATCTGGCTGGCCGCGCCTACCGGACCGAACACTCTGCCCCCGCGCTGGGCGGGAACACTGCCGGATATGACCGCATTGTTCAGCAGCCCGATTGCGGTTGTCCGAACCGGCAGCATCGAACTCTCGGACGCATGGACAACCGCCGAAGAAACAATTGAACTCGAATTTACAGCAAAGGCGCGGATATGAGTTCCCCGGTTTATACTATTATCTCTGACGGCGGCGAGCGGCGGATGAAACTGCGGCTTATCCCCGCGGACGAGACTATCAGCGGCACGGCACTGATCCCCGACGACGCTATCGTGAAAGTGTCGAACGGCAAGGGCGATTTTCCCGCCAAAGCTCCGGTGCGCTTAGCAAACATCGCCGAGCGAGAAATTACGTTCGATTTGCTTGTCCTGGACGAAGAAGCCCCTGCGCTGCGCGATATTATCATGTCGCCGCGCAACCCTTCGCCGCTCTATCGCTACGTCAATGTGTGGATTATCAGCGACGACGGCGGGAACGGCGGATTGGACGAAGCGAATTTCATCACACGGTTCGTCGGGGTGCAGAAGGACGTACCCGATGCCTCCGGCACAGTCAGCGCGTTCGACTCGCAATTTACGATAACTCTCATTCCGATTATGCGCCACGTTATCGAGCGCACCGAGCCGTATCGCATTGCCCGCGCCCTCAATGGCACGGACTCAGCATGGTTGGGAACGCCCGCAAGCGAAACCCACAACCAGGTATTCGACCTAGTTTACAAAGATTCAAACGGCAAGTGGGTAATCCTCGCGCACCCGGATTCTGACCGTGAGAGCGCGGCCGGCAACGCATCGGTACTCCATAACGGCGACGGCACTTACACCGCCCGGCGCATGATAATGAACAAACTCGCCGACTTATTTCTGGAATTGCAACTGAACTGGCAGAATTTCTACCGCGTATTGCTGCGCGACAACACCTTGACGCTCGGGTGGGTAAGCGGCGCAAATCCGCTTAACAATCTACAGTTCTACAAACAGTCATACAACCGCGACGATTCGCCCGGCAGCAATGTGCCGACGTCGGACATATGGTACGTCGGGCGGGTGGAGACGCGGCGGTATTTAGTCGTCAATAATGCCCCCGTCAGTGATTGGGTAACTATTGGCGGGGCACTGATGACCGACGGCGGCGATGGCGGCGCGGCGCACGGTTGGCTGGCGGGATATTCCAACTGCTGGGATTTATTGGGCGACCTCGCAAGCACTTTTGGAGCAAAAATTGTCTTCGGGTTCGACGGATTGAACGCAAAAATGTATTGGCTCGCCTACCGCGCCAACACAGGCAGCAACGTCTCGGTTGGACCGGCGGATTTTTATGAAGATGAAATCGAATGGGAATTGGGCGCGAGCCGCGTGCGGGCGGTTGCGGCGTCAATTCAGGGCGAATCGGGCGGGCTGACAAAGGTCACTCACTCTGCCGCGAACGCGAGCGAAAACCGCGATGACGGCAATATCAAATGCGTGTTTCACAACAATTGCTACACAGCCGCTAACTGGACTCTCTTCAGACACGTCAGCGTCGTCGCCACCGACGAGCAGGCGGCTTACGCCATCGGTGCCCCGCGCGAAAACGTGCTGTTCTACAAGGAAAGTTCGCCGAGCTGGTGGATGGGCGGGGCGGTTATGGTGCGACTGCACCATCATGTCTACATCAATGACGGCTATACGATACATTCGACCGCGTTCGCGCAAACGATGCCGGACTACATTTTCACCGAGACGAACGATGTCAGTTGGGCGAATCATATGATAGCACTGCGGGCGTATGCCGTAGCGGCGGCGAACAATTCGGGGCTGCCACAGAGAATTTGCTACGTTACAGCGCAGCTACTCGGTTTCACGACGCTCGCCTATCGCGGGCAAGGTCTGCGCGAGACGTTTCCCCTCGAAAAGCTCGGCGACGGCTATAATCTTGCGCCGTCGGTGGTGTCGTCGTATTTCACCGGCAAGGTTCAGGCTACCTGCTGGCTGATTGACGTTGCCGAGTCCGAGGACGATTACAACTCTTTCACTCTTATAGCACTCGGGGCACCCTAATGGAACGGCAGGCACCGCTGACACGGCGGACGATTCATCGCAAGCATCTCGCGGACGACATCGAGTTGGGCGGCGCGACGGCGGCAAGCAGCAGCGCGGCAAGCAGCAGCGCGGGCGGCGGTGCAGCGGGCGCGACAGACGCAGGCGACCATTTCACCCCAGCGCAAGCGGCGGCACTCAGGGCGGAAAATGAGCTCTGGCGGAATATCCTCGTGCGGGAAAATTCTGTGCGAATCGAGGCGAATAAGGGGGATTACCCCGCGAACCTATGGACAATCGTGCCGTTCGCAATGTATCAGATAGAGGGCGACACGGAACACCTGCCAAAAGTTCCTGACGAATGGCGGTATCGTCCGCAGTCAGCCGGACTCTATAGCGTGAACGCTCTGCTGGCAATTAAACTTAGCGGCGAAATCTCGTGGGGCGAAGTCCGACTGGGGCTGTTCCGCAACGGGGCGCTGTATTCTTATCTAGATATACAATTCCCATCAGCAACCGCGACGAAAATATGTCTCGGAGGCGGCGACCACGTCCCGAACGTCTGCGGCAATGTGTGGGATGTCCGGCTTTGGCACGACGGCGCGGATCCTATTAACGCATCGGAGACAGACAAATGGTACGGGCGCTTTTCGATGGCGCGATTGCAGAACTGTTACAACGAAACCGGTTATCCCGCACCGGAAACATGGACGAGTTTAACATAAGGAGTACGCTAACCCGTAGCTCGTAATTCTTCATTACGTTGGAGCAGGAAACCAACTCATCCCGAAGGGTGGGTTGGAGGAATGCGACTGCCACGCTTTAAATTGTTTGACAAAATTAGTAATTATTTTCTGATATAAGAAATTATTTAGTATATTTGCACTATGAAGTTGACATTGAAAATAAAACTTTTGCCTACTGATGAACAAGCCAACTTGCTTCTCGAAACGATGAAGGAAGCTAATGCTGTTTGTAATGCCATTTCTGATGTGGCTTGGGAAAAGAAGATTTTCAATAATTTTAAACTCCATCACGAAGTTTACCATCCTTACAAAGCTACATTTAAACTTTCCTCTCAAATATTGGTAAGATGTGTCGCAAAAGTTGCTGATTCCTACAAACTTGACAAGAAAGTAAAAAGGGAATTTAGACCACTTGGAAGCATTGGTTATGATAGTAGGATTATGACCTACAAACCTAACGATATTGTTTCTCTTTGGGCTATTGGTGGCAGGATTAAAATACCTTTTGTTTGCCATAACCGAAATTATTTGCCTTACATTAAAGGCGAGGCTGATTTGGTTTACAAGAAAGGTAAGTTTTACTTGTTTCAAACCGTTGATGTTCCCGAAGAAGAAGTAAAAGACATTGAGGATTTTATCGGAGTGGATTTTGGTTTGGTTTCGATTGCAACCCTTAGTAATGGTAAAGAATTTAACTCTAAAAAACTTCAAGATTATCGAGAAAAAAGACAAAAAGTAAGAAGCTCCGTTCAAAGCAAATGCACAAGAGGAAGTAAAAAACTCTTGAAAAGGCTTAGTGGCAGAGAACGCACCACCGCTTCTATTATCAACCACACGATTGCCAAACAAATTGTTCAAATTGCTAAAGAAGAAAATAAAGGAATTGCTATTGAAGACCTTAAAGGCATCCGATTTTCTTCGCTTAAAAAAGGTAAGAAATTTAGGACAAGAGTTGGCAAGTGGTCGTTCAATCAGTTGCGTCAATATATTTCCTACAAAGCTATTCTTAATGGTGTTCCTGTTGTTTTGGTTAATCCAAGATATACAAGCAAGACTTGCAACAACTGCCACCACATAGGCAATAGAAAAGGAAAAATATTTAGATGCAATAACTGCGGAAACAATATGGATGCTGACATAAATGCCAGTAAAAATATTGCTACGCTTGGCTGTTCCGTAAACAACAGCGAAAAGTCGAGTATGTATAGCTGTGCTTTGCATTATTCAGATTTAAAGCCCATCCCATCGCTTTGCGTGGGTGGGTAGTTTATTATTCATTCTCTTCATTCTTATGTGCTGCGACAAAAATATAGCAACGACGGGCAAATACGTCAAGAAGATAAAAACGTCAGTAGGAACGATTGACACGGCGGCAATGACTTCCGGCGATGTGGTCGGCACGGGGCTTATGACATTCGACTGCGTGGCGCGGGGCAAGTCCGAGTTCGCTACGTTGCGCGAGGTATTCCTAGAAGAAATCGCCGCGTCAGGGTCGTGCCAGAAGGGGAATATGGAACTCTGGTTAGTGTCGGGTGCGTACAGCCCGCCCGCGTCCAACGCTGCGTTCTCGCTGTCGGACATGGGCGGCGACGTGGTGGCGGTCATTCCGTTGTCGAATGCGGACTGGATTGACCTGCCCGGACTCGGCACAAGCGCGAGGGTATGGGCGCGGAATCTGAACTACGAAATTTACAGCAGCGAAACCGCGAGTGCAATCTACGGCGTTCTTGTAACTAAGTCCACGCCCGATTATGCCGCTAACGCAGTGATAACGGTGGGGATAGTTGTGGAGATGCAATAGAAAAATAACAAAAAAAAAAGAAGTGCCGGGCGCACCTTACGGGCTTCCCGGCGTTTCTTTTTTCGGTCTTCCGCGCGGACGCTTCGGAGCGTCGGAAACGGGGTGTTTTCGTGGTCGCCCGCTGCGTTTGTTGCGGTTTTTCATCCGCGTTATGCGGAAGAAA